AAAAAAGCTGAAGGGGATGATAGCCGGGGCTTTTGCTGTAAGTAGCATTGTGTCATTTGCTAAAGAGTGCCTGGGTTTAAATAAAGTTCAGGCAGAGGCAGAGAAAAAGTTAGGAGCGGTAATCAAGGCAACGGGGGCAGCTGCAGGCTTAACAGCCGATGAAATGAAAAAATATGCGTCGCAATTGCAGGATGTGACCAAATACGGCGATGAAGTGACTATAGATGCTATGGCCATTATGTCGACCTTTAAATCGATCAAGGGGGATGTATTTAAAGAGGCTATTGCTTCAGCTCAGGATATGGCGACGGTCTTGAATACCGATTTGAATGCAGCAGTCATGCAGATCGGTAAGGCTTTGGAATCGCCGGAAATTGGTCTGACAGCTTTGCGTCGTTCGGGTGTTTCTTTTTCCCAGGAACAGGTAAAACAAATCAAGCAACTGGTTGCCGAAGGGAAAAAGCAGGAAGCGCAGCTGATTATGTTAAAAGAACTCCAGAATGAATTTGGCGGAGCAGCCAAAGCTGCGGCTGGAGATGCCTATGGAGCTGCAACACAATTAAGTAATGCCTGGGGTGACTTGAAAGAGGTTATCGGTGCTGCTGTTACTCCTAGTGTGGAAAGTATAAATTCTCTTACAAATGCAACAAAAGAGGTTACTAATGTACTGAATGACGAGTCGATACCGGCATGGCGTAAGTGGCTGGGAATGATAATTCCTCCAACAGCATACGCTAATAAATGGCTGGCCGAACAGAATAGAATGATACGTGAGAATAATGAGGAAGTTATAAGGAGTTTAAAGCTTTCGGAATTGTCTTTGAATGATTTATTGGGAATACAGAATGTATATAAGACTTTAAATAAGGAGCGTGGTGATAATCGCTATCAGCAGACTCTTAAAGCAATTGCAGATGAGATAGATAAAAGAGCTTCAGGGATTAAAGCAGAGACAGAAGCACAAAGGAAAGCCCGTGAGGCAGCAGAAGAAAAAATAAATCTAGAAAAAAAGAAAAAGCAGGCGATTCAGGATACGATAGACATGGAGGAAAAAACTTCCGGAGCTATCGGAGAAAAAATAAA